ACTTTATCTAACATTGTGTACAAAGGTGATAGGTTTATGGGTTGGTTAATACTCCATCGTGAAATGTTAAAGTATAATTTTAATTCATTTGCACACTTAAGTAGTACGTCTCTAGCAGATACATTAGGTAAAGTTACTATTTCAAACTTTACTCCAATGTTAACTACAAATGCATCTCTTATATCTACAGCATCGGTAACTATCATAAACTGGGATAGATATTGTTTTAAGTTACTTTTTAAACTGTTTGATGTTGTGGTTAGTTTACCTTCGTTATCATATGCTAAAGTATATAGAGAAATAGCAAGAGGGTTCTGACTAGTCATGCTTTGACTCGATACTGTAGCTTGTTGTGTTGCATAAGATTTAGCAATAGAACCATACCTAGCAGGTAATGCTAAAGACCTAACTACGTAATCTTGTAGAGTTACTGTACGTTGTTGTTCTGCAAAAGAACGTAATGAATTTTGTCTTATCTCTTCTACACTGTCTCCATCTTTACCCCCTTGTGCTGGTTGTTCATTGTAAAATGTTAATGTACCTACATAGGTGTTATCTGTAGCTGAGGTGACAACTGTATCTATAGTTGTAATAGTGTTAGAAGGTACGTTTGACTGAACTCCTCCACCGGTAAGGTATCTAATAGTTAATGTTGTATTAGAAGGTGCTACACCGTAAGATTTAGTAAATAAGAAGTTAGATGGGTCATAAGCAGTAAAATACTGGTTAGTATTTGCCCATGATGAATTATCTTGTATAGTTTCTGGAGTAGGTATTATTTCAGTATCTGCTTGAGATGATATACCACTACCGAACTGTACCTGTAGTACACCTTGAGATGTAAATCTTGTTACGAATCTTCGTTCTACCTTTTTAAGGGTTAGTATATTGGGTACTAAGTTACTATCGGTATTCGTATTTGTTTCAGTATCAAATAATGTATCTTGACCTAAAAACGGTACCTCGTACCAAGTATTACCATCACTGTCTACTATATCTAGAATACCTATAACATTGTTATCAGTAATTTCTATTGTGGTAAATTTTTCTGCAGATGTAAAAGTTTGCGTAGTGGTATTTACCGTGCCTGAGATGGCTTTAACTTTTTTAGTTAAAATATATTCGGCAGGATTGCCGTCATCTAAGGAATGTATTCTTACATCAGTTGGATCATAAGAACTACTAAATTTAAAATCTACTACGTTTTGAGTAATAAACGTTAAATTATCCCCTACTGTTGAACCGATGGTAGCGTTTTCTGAAATTTTTATTGCTTGATCCCAATCAGGTGTGTAGTTTACTCCAGTAGCTTGTACTCTTTGAGTCACTGTTAAATCTACTTCAGCAGCAGATGTAATCTTAGGTCTATATCCCATCATATACGCTAACGTATATAAGTTAGATGGGTTTTTAGCGTATTGTAAAAACGTTTCTTGAAGTTGGGTATCTTGATAGAATGATAATACATCACCTACATAAGAAGCCATTTCAATAAACATCATACCTGGTGATGTTGGTGAGAAGTCATTATATGAATCTGGGAAGTAGTTTTTAGCATACTCTATGAGTTGCTCTCTAAAGTCTCCAAACTCTCTATTAATGTACTTTATGTCTTTTTCTTCAGCCATTACTGCTCTATATTAATAACAACTTCATCTTCAATGTTTGTATCTCTAATAGTATACTTTAAAACAAATTGAACTGTGTTTGTATCTGGTATTCCTGTTGTAGTAACTTCCACAGGTTCCACTTTTGGGAAGTAAATTTGTAAATCTCTTTTTACTATTGAGTTAATTTCTCTTACTCTATCTTGTGTCAATTGTTCAAATAAAAGGTTTTGTAAACGGTTACCGAAAGTTGGATTAAGGTATCTTTCTCCTCTACTTGTTAAAAAATAGTTTATAAGATTAGTCTTTATAGCATCTTTTGTTTGGTAGGTTTGGTTAAATACAGCATTGCCAGAAAATGGTAAAGATACACCAACAGCCTTTCTAGGCTGCAAATCTATAGGATCTATTTTCTTTACCTCAAATGCCATTATAATGCTCCTACTCTAGTTTTATCCTTTTTATATGCAGCATCTAAAACTTGTTTTGCTTTAGCTAATCCAGGTATTTGGCTTAAATCTAAACCGGGTGCCGGTCCTGATTGTTCTCTTACCATTTGATTAGACATCATAGAAGCAAAATTCGGTTTCTGTGTACTGTTTGTTCCCATTATGTTTGCCGCATCTTGAGATGTCATTTCTGCTCTTGTTGCATTTAACATTTCATCAAGGTTTGCGCTTTTACCTACAGACCATTTTTTATCTAGACCTTTAGGTACTTCCTGCATTTGGTTAGGTTGAGTGTCAGGTTGACTGGCAAATTTTACTGCCTCGTTTAACATATCCTGTAACTCTTCCTTAACTGCAGATCTTACTTCTTCTCGTATAATTTTTCTTAGTTGATCGAGTTTCATATATATAAATAGTTTGGTTAAGAAAGTTGATTATCTATTCTAAATTTAATTTCATCCAATAGGATGTCGATAGAGCTACTAAAAGATTTTTGTCCTTTAAATACCTCTACTCCTTCAGGGTTAATTGCTACTGCAAACCTTCTAGGAGCTATTTTGGGAGATTGTGGGTCTAAGTTTATTTTTAATTCATATACGGTACCATCTGGTCCTGTGTGAAAAAACCTACTATCTCTACTTCTTGTGTTTTCTTGAGTGTTGGTAAAAGAATCTAAAAATGATTTTAAATCGTCTTTAGTTTTTTGATCTATTGAACTACCTTCTAATTTTTGAAGTGCTTGTAAAATTTGTGAAGTTGCACCACTAGCATCATTACCGAATGTACCATCTACTCCCCCTCCTGTACCTGCTGTACCGTCTTTACCGGCTGTAAGTCTATCAACTACTTGCTGATTGGTCAAACCTGTTTCATTAGATATATCGGTAACAGACCTTCCAGGTTTTACATCTATTAATTGTGGGGTAAGTCTTGAAAAAATAAAATCATCATCATCTGTCAGTAACCCTAAGTCTATCAACTGTTGTCTAGTAATTTCTCCACTGTCAAGTTTAGACTGTAAACCTTGTTGAATTTCACAAGACTTTAAAGCAGTGTCAACTCTTGATAGTATATTTTTTACAGACTGTAGTTGACCTGCTGGTGTTTTAAGAATATATTCTATTGATTTTACATCATCACCTATCTGTTTAATAAACTCCTTAAGTAAGTGCATTATATCAGCATACTTTGTTGTTATGTTAATGGGTAAACCAAAACCTGGAGGTACAGATTGAGGTATGGGTAACGATAATATTATTTTTAATGCAACTTTTAAAGCAGATAATGGTCCTTTAAGTGTGTTAGGTAACCTTTTAAACCTGTTTAATCTACCATCTACCACGCTTGAAGCAGAACTTAACTTATTAAGTTGGTTTCTAGTCCTACCAGATGCTGCTGAACATCCTTTTTGTCTAAGTGAATTTTGTATTTCGTTAGCTTTAGCAAGTACTTTACCGGATACCTCACCTTCTATTTTACCAACAAGTTTGGCTATAGCTCCTGACAATTGACTTTCTGGGATATTTACGTAAGGCATTATTTATTGTCTATGTACACTTTTTTAGAGTGTAGTTGTTTGAGTAATCCTTTTAATTGAGGTAGTTGTGCTTTTAGTTTTACACCTTCTTTTACTAATGCTGCAATATAGGTAGGAGGTGTAGGGGGTGTTGTTGCAAGAGTGTTTGCCAAACCTTCCAAAAGACCTACTAGGTCATCTAACCAATCTGTTGATGTCTGACCTTTAAGTGCAGGTTCTTTTTCTTCAAAAGCTGTAGTACCTAAGTATATTTTCTTTGCATCTATTCCTACGTACTTTTCTCCATCTATGCCGACGTATTCAGAGTTTAAACCAATATTTTTTTTAGCAGATAAATAAATACCCTCTTCTCTTCCATTTAGATAAATTCTATCAGCATTACCTAATATCTGACTACCTTTATATACGTCTGCTTTTTCAGGTTCCTCTTCCCATGCATCTCTTTTTTCATTTGCTTGAGTTAACGGTACAGTGTGGTCTGAAGTAAAATACAAAGATGAAGGATCTTCATTGATATTTTCTATCACCGGGTCAATGGAATTTTCAGGTTCTTTTTGACCGTTACTTATTATGGTATAGGGTTTACCGTTATTACTATCGTCTACTAATTCGTTAGACTCGTATTTAGTCCCACTAAATCTAATTGATTGTGCATGTCTACCTTCTATAATATAATCTCCAGGAAAAGCTTGTAACGGAGCTATTTTATCTTCCTCATTAAAATCATCTCCAAAATCTACTTCTTCCTGTTGGGTGGTATCGGGGTAAGCATTATGATGTGGGTGGTTCCATATAGTAACTACTTTAGTCCAATAGTCTTTTGTAGCGGATGGTGTATTTGTTAAATCGTCAGATGGTAACGTTTCTATTTTTACTACCTCTCCTTTTAGAGGTATTTTTTTAAAATCTGATGTTCCACAAAAAGCAAAAAATAACTCCTGTTCGTCATCTTCAGTAATACCTTTATCTAACTGTCTATAGAAAACCCCATTAATGGATTGAGATTTACCGTACTGATCGTATTCAGGGTGAAAAGAATCTAGTATAACGTCAACCACCCTACCAAACTTCCTAGTGTTACCACCTCCTGAAGCTTGACCGGTTGAAGAATAAACACCCGGTGTACCGGAACCGTAACTACTCTGAATCATCCTCTGATGTGTCTTTGTCCTGAATTTCTTCTTGAACTTGTTCCTGCTCTTCTAATAGGTCTTGTAATTCAGAAAAATCAAACATTTCATTAGAATCTCCTTTAGCTTGTGCTGATTCTATTCTTTGAATCACTGTAGCTAGTTTTATTAGAGCTTCATCATTCTTTACTCCTATCTCCATATACTCCTTTATCATAGGAACTATAAGAGTGGCGTCACCAATGTTTTCAATAAGGGGTTTTAACTCACCTATAAGGGCTTTTACCTGAGCTCTAGTTTGAGTAGAGTTGTCATGTATCTCTCCAAATAGGTCAGATAAAGTTTTACCATTAAAAATTTCTTTATCTAAGCTCATACGTCTTTTTATTATAAATAGATTTATAGACGTTTATTGTGTATTAATCCTAAATCGTAAAGTTTTTGATATTTAAGATAGAACTCCTCTTTGATGATTGATATTACTTTAGTAAGGTGAGGAGTTTCACAATCTGTCATTTCTCTTATATAGATATAAAGAGCTTTCTTTTTAAATATATCTAGATCATTTCTAGTTCTAAAAATAGTGAGAACAGCATCTGCAATTTGTTTTTCGTTTTCCTTAACAAAAAGTTCATCTAACTTATCATACATGTTATCTATAAATGAATCTAGAAATGTAGATAAGGAGATAGCTTTAGGGGAATGGGTATCTTTATACTCTTCGTAAGATTCTTCTATATCTGAAAATGACCCTATTTGTTTTAGTCTTTTATAGTTTTTATTGTTGTAGTTTATTAACCAACGTTTTACTATTGTACCAAAGTAAGAGTATGCTTTAGCTCCATTATCAGGATCAAATTTCATTATTTTTTCTTCTAATAACACAGCTACTATTTCATGTTTTAAGTCTTCTATTTGGTCAACATCTGTGTAGTAAAACTTAAAAGTGTGTATTATATTTTCTGCTAACTTGTAGAAGGGTAGGTAGATGTGGTCCGTAAAAATTTTATTACGGTATTCCTGATCTGTTGATGTGTTGTACTTTTTAATGTACTCTTCTGTCTCTGAAGTAAAGTAATTAGCTTTGGATTTCTTCCTTGCCATAGTTGTCGGGGAGCATATAACGATTTAACTCGTTTTGCACTTCTTTCATTTGGTTAAAAAATTCACCAACTTCGTCATCTGATTGAAAGACCCCTTTTTCATCAAGTGTTTGCAGGTGTTTTTGTGAATCTGCTATGATATCTGAAATATTCTGTAAGTATTGTACCTGATCCTGTACTACATCTTCATACTTTTCAACTTTTACTAGTAGATTACGTAAAATATAAGTAAATATACCTAAAGTGACAACTAATACACTAATAATTATTTGATAAGTTAACATTTTAAAGGTTTTTTAACATATTAGACAATCCTTCCGATGCTTTGACAGGTTTACCTGTAGAGGATTGGGTTTTTTGTGATTTGGGTACGGTTGTACCACCATTTCTCTTCCAAATATCGTATTCTACCTTGGAAGCTAGAAAATCAGCACTATGAAGAACTGAAATAATTGATGTTTTCTGTCTAGACGACTCTTGATAACTAAAAAAGTAAGCTTTATTAGCTTCATCAAACACTCCATCATGTAACCTGATACCTAAAAACTCTTTTTGACTAACTTTTACACCAAATTTCTGTAGAATAAATAAAGACCTATCTGGTATTAACATAAAATCAAGTTCTGGGTTGTTAGTATACATTTCTGATAGCTTATCTTGACGCCACTTATCGGTTTGCGGTAGGTAGTTTGATTTTTCACCATCACCTATCTTACCTAAATCGTGAAACAATGCGGCAAAGACTAGTTCTTCTTCGGTGTAATCTACATTACCACCCATCTCTTGATATAACCTTGACTGCTTTACCGCATATTCCACTACTCTATTAACATGATCAACATATCCACCGGCAAAAGCATTGTGATACCAAGACTTTCCACTAGCAGGAGCCATAACATAATTCTCTCCTAAGGTATCAATCATAGATAAAACCTGTTCTTGACGTTCACCAATATAGTTTTTAACTATTTTTTGATGTTTTTCAAAGTTTGAAAGTATTTTTTCGGCCGGTAATGACATATTATATTTATTTTATTAGTTATTAATATATATTTATATACTTATATATTATATTATATTCTATATTTATATATTCTTATTAATATAAATTAAGATAATGATTTTATTTTAAAGAATCAACTATTTTAAGATAAATTTTAAGAAATAATCTTTAAGTACTGAGTTTTCTCCTGCATCCCAAAATACTTCAACACGAATATTGAGTGTATCCCCTTTCATTTGCGGTGAGATTGGTCCAACTACCCTTCTAGAGGACAGTATTTCTCCTTTACCTGATAGGTATATCTGTGATTCTTGCACTATCGGTACGTTTTCGTAAGGCATTTCTATGTATTTATCACCGAAAAATTCTGCTTCAACAACCGGCATATCATTATACCACCAATACTTTGTTGTAGAGTTTGCAAAAACATCAATAGAAAACCGAGGGTAGTACTCTCCATCGTAATCTAGTACAACATTGTAGTATCCATTTTCATCTACTGAGTAGTTTGTTTTGAAGAAAGAATTACAATCTCCATTTACACAAACATCTGGTTTGATATCATCTTTACTACATGAAGCAAAAATTAGTAAAAAAAAGAGAATTACTAGATGAGGTAGAAGTAATACACCATTTACCTTCCACATCATTACAAGCAAAGACAATTGACGTAATAGAATTACTACGGTTACTCCT